GACAAACTAGGACAAAATGATATTGTATGGGAAAAAGATGGATTTAGTAATCCATCTAAAATATGGATAACCTATGAGGAGACCATAGATGCAAATACAAGTCAGAGACCTTTACAAACAAAAAAGGGGTCTAGAGACAGAGTGGGCACTGCATCAGCGTGATAACCAAAGGTACACTTTGGATATGGTAAGAATTGACAACAAAATCAGAGACGTTGTCAATGCTATTAAGCTAGAAGAGGCTAAAATAGCTAGTCTTACTAATAAGATAGATGATGCTGCGCCAGAAGTTTCAGTAGCTACTTAGTAAAAAGCTACATCATTGGAAAATATCAAACCATATCACAGGCTCTCTTGCACTCTTGAAAAAATAAGAGTATAACTTTCGTACTATACAATTATTAAAAGATTGTGGACGCGTATAGTCGACGGCCTAGAGACTACAATCTGTAAACTAGGAGGATATAATCATGGCAAGAACAACGTTTTCAGGACCAGTCGTTTCCCAAAGAGGATTCGTGGCTGCGGGACCTGATGAAGTGGTAAATATCACAGCGGAAACTACTTTAACTTTTGCTGCTCACGCAGGTAAAGTTATCAAAGTAAATGATGCTGATGGTGCTATTACACTTCCAACAATTAAAGCGGATAGCAAAGGTGCTACTGCTGGAGACAATGACCCTAATGTGAACAGTCACTTAGGTGCTGTCTACAAATTTTTTGTAGGCACAGATTGCTCTGACTGCGATATCAAAACTGACGGGACTGACAAATTTGTTGGTCACGCAACTATTGTTAACGTAGCAGACGGTACTAACAGTACCTTCGTTCCAGCATCAGCTAATGATGTTATCAGCATGAACGGTGGAACTACAGGTGGAGACAAAGGTAGTACAGTTACTATCACTGCACTTGAGGACAACGTATATTTAGTAGAAGCTGTGTTGATCGGTACAGGTACCGAAGCGACACCTTTTGCAAATAGTTAATAAATAACTCGGGGCGTCTGGTGATGCAGGCGCCCTTGAAAAGGAGGACAAAAAATGGCAGACACAGTATTAAATACAACTGTATTTGACGGATCAAAAAAACTTATCACTCACTACAATGTAGTTTCTGATAATTCTGGAGGCACAACAAAGATTGTTGATGTATCTGGATTAGCAACTAACAATGGTAAAGCTTGCACTAAAGTAAGATTAAATAAAGTTAGTTTTAATGTTTCAGTAACAGCACAGGTAGATGCACTTAGAATGTTATGGGATGCTACATCAGATGTAGTGTTTCTAACTATGAATGGTGAAATGGAGTATGACTATTCTTCTTTCGGTGGATTAAAAAACACTGAAGCAAGTGGTTTTACTGGTGATGTTAACATAACATTACCAGCATGTACTGCAGGAGATACCGCTACAGTTGTTTGTGAATGGATTAAAGTTTACGAATCGTAGGAGTTTGAATGGCTAATACAACTTCGGGAACAGCTACGTTCGACAAAACTTTCGCTATTGATGAAATAATAGAAGAGTCTTTTGAACGTATTGGATTACAGAGCGTAGCTGGTTACCAATTAAAAAATGCAAAAAGATCTTTAAACATTCTTTTTCAAGAATGGGGTAATAGAGGTATCCACTATTGGGAAATAGATGAAACTAACTTAGACTTGATTGAAGGACAGTCGGACTATGATTTTTTTAGATCGTCTGATGATGGTACAAGTGCAACGACAACACCTACTAATGGTGTGTATGGTATATCTGATGTTTTAGAAGCACAACTAAGATCTAATAGAACTCAAACTACACAAGCAGATTCACCAATGTCAAAAGTAGATAGATCTACTTATGCAGCCTTTTCAAATAAGTTATCAAAAGGAACACCTAATCAATATTGGGTGGAGAGATTTATAGACAAAGTTAGAATTCACGTTTATCCAACACCTGATTCTACAAATGCATCTAAAGATATGCATTTTTATTTTATTAAAAGAATACAAGATGTTGGAGATTATACAAATGCAACTGATGTACCATTTAGATTTGTGCCTTGTATGGTATCTGGACTTGCATATTATTTAGCACAAAAATATGCTCCGGATAAAGTTCAAACTCAAAAATTATTATATGAGGATGAATTAGCAAGAGCATTAGCAGAGGATGGGTCAGCTTCAAGCACATATATTACGCCTAAAGCTTATTACCCAGGATCATAATGGCAAAATTTGCAACGGGTAAATACGCAAAAGCAATATCAGACAGATCTGGTATGGAATTTCCATATAAAGAAATGGTTAGAGAATGGAATGGTTCCTTTGTTCATGTGTCTGAATTTGAACCAAAACAACCACAATTAGAACCGAAGCCTATGAATGGTGATTCTATTTCCATACGTAATGTTCGACCAGATAGAACGGAACCAGTTACACCTAACATGTTACCACTGAATCCACTCACAACTTCTAGTGGTTCTGCAACAATAACTGTTAACGAGCCAAGTCACGGTAGAACAAGTGGAGATACAGTAGTATTTAGAGACATAGAGGCTGTTGGCGGTATAGCCGCAACAACGCTCGCATCATCTTCAGGATTTACAATTACGGTTACAAGTGCTAATAATTATACGTTTGAAGCTGGAACAATAGCTTCATTTACAGAAATAGGAGGAGGTGGATCTGTGTCTGCTGGACCAGTTACCATAACACCATAATGGCAGGATTAAGTGCGTCAGGATTAAAAACACAAATAAGAAGCTACACAGAAGTTGACTCTAATGTGTTAACAGATTCTGTATTAGAAAATATTATTTTAAATGCTCAATACAGAATATTTAGAGACCTTCCTATTGATGCGGATAGAAAACAACAATCTGGTAATTTAGTTCCAGGACAAGAAACAATTAACACACCAGCAGGTGCAGTTTTTATTAGAGGTATACAAGTTTATGATTCAAGTGCCGTGCTTACTGGATCTAATACTTGGCTAGAGAAAAAAGACGTAACTTACCTACAAGAATATCAACCGATTACAGGCACCTCGGCAGCGCAAGGTAAACCAAAATACTATGCTATGTTTGGTGGTGCTACAGGTGAAGCTGATACGAACTCAGGACGTATCTTTTTATCTCCTACGCCTAATACAAATTATAAATTTAGAGTGCATTATAACGTGGCACCAGCTCTTTTAGAGAATAATGACACTAACTATATCAGTCTGAACTTCCCAAATGGCCTACTATACTGCTGTTTATCGGAGACATATGCTTTTTTGAAAGGACCAGCAGATATGTTGACTTTATACGAAACAAAGTATAAAGAAGAAGTACAGAAGTTTGCAAATGAGCAAATTGGTAGACGTAGAAGAGACGACTACACTGATGGAACAGTTAGAATACCAATTAACTCAGTAAACCCGTAGGAGATAAATTATGGCAATAACATCGGCAATTTGTACAAGTTTTAAAGTAGAACTATTAAAAGGTGTTCACAATTTTACAGCAACAACAGGTGATACTTTTAAAATTGCTTTGTATGACAGTGACGCAACGTTAGGTGCGGGAACGACTGCATTTTCAACGTCAGAAGAAATTACAAACACATCTGGAACTGCTTACACGTCAGGTGGTGCTACGCTAACAAGCGTAACTCCAGTTGCTTCAAGCACAACTGCCATTTGTGATTTTTCAGATGTAAGTTTTTCATCAGCTTCTTTCACAGCAAACGGTGCACTAATTTACAATTCATCTGATTCAAACGCAGCTGTTTGTGCAATCGCTTTTGGTTCTGATAAAACAGCGACTAACGGAACTTTTACAATTCAATTCCCAACAGCAGACGCTACAAACGCAATCATAAGATTAGCATAGGAGGACCAGTATGTCGGTTCAATCAGGATGGGGTCGATTCACCTGGGGCCAAGCATATTGGAACCGTGATGCAGTTCTTGCAACTGGTTGGGGAGCAAAAGCATGGAATGATGGTGAGTGGGGAAATCTCGCAGACGAAACAGTTTCATTAACAGGTATATCTGCTACTTCTAATATTGGGGCAGTAGGAATTTTAGCAAACGCTTTAGTTGAACCAACAGGTGTTTCATCTACAGCTTCAACAGGATCTATTTCACCCGTTATACCTAAAACAGTAGAAGTTGGTGGTGTATCTTTTCAATCATCTGTCAATTCCATTACAAATGTAATTCAAGTATCATTTAATGTATCAGGTTTATCTTCAACAGCAGCGATAGGTGTTGTTGATCCTGCTGATCAACTTATGGGATTAACAGGACAAGAAGTTTCTGTTGATCAAGGCACTGCAGTTTCACCAAACGAAGATGTTTCTGTAACTGGACAAGCAATAACTTCATCACAAGGAACAGCGGCAGGCGTAACTTCACACGAAGCTGATTTAACTGGGTTTGCTGTAACAACGGGAATAGGCTCTGTTGTCGTTCCAAACGATGCAGCAATCTTAACAGGCTTAGAAGCAGAATTTACTTTAGGTTCTCTAATAGGATTAGGTTCCTCTGTGGTAACTTTATCTAGTCAAGTTATAAACGGTTCAACAGGCAGTTTAGAGATTGCGGATGTTATGGGATTAACTGGTGTTTCAGCCACAGCTTCTGTAGGCACGGTAGACCCAGTGGACCAAGTTGTTGGATTAACTGGACAACAGACTACAAGTGGTATAGGAGCAGTAAATGTTACTGCGTTAGCTAATATTGACACGGGCAGTAACACGTCGTATAGTGATATTTCAACGGGTTCTAATACTTCGTATTCAGATGTTGCAACAGGCTCAAATACAAGCTATAACGACGTAACAGGAGAAGCA